GCAGCTTTTCAATTTTATATCCGCGATACTCGTAGTGGCCGTTTTCGATTTTTTTAGCAGTGTGTGTCATTTTGATTTCCTCTCTCTCTATATCATATAGATGGTGACACCTGTCACAGATTACAAGGGGCCGAAGCCCCTTTTTTTAAAAATTATAATCGTGAAATTTGTAAGGAGTTTTTGACAAAACGTGGCGACCATTGGCTGAATGAAAGTAGCCATCTTTGCGAAGGCGAGCGCGGATCACGGTGTACTCAGGGTTTGATTTGTAATCCCACTTCTGAGCGCCTTGATTTGTGCAGTGACCAGCAAAGCCACCAGCAATGATCTCTGGCTTCCAGTTTTTGTCCAGCTCCGCATCCATTACGCGGATCTCAATTGTCTTTGGAGATACAACGCGCACGATCTCATATGGGTGTACGTCAGACCATCCACTGTGATTTGCATGGGTGTATTCGATGGCTTCGACACCATATTCGTATTTGTTATTATACTCACCACAGCGGCTTACAGGCAGCTCTTCGATGAAGTTTTCAGCAGCTTCTTGGCTGTCGAAAGTAGTCGTGACTGTTGAGCTGGCATGTAAGTAACCATTATAGCTGCTGAGTTTTTCGAAGTAGGCTTTATCAGCAGTGTGGCTGCGTGATCCATCGCGTGTGCTAACTGTGTCGATTACGGTGATTGCATATTTAATAAACATTTTATTTCCTCTCTCTCTCTACATCTTACATATATGACATCTGTCACAGATTACAATAGAGGCAATGCATTTTTTTTAAATTAAATTTTCACGCCTTCGCGCTGTAGGGAAAGTCTGTACTCTTTTAGCTCGTTTCTGGCTCGAAACAAATCTTGGTTAACATTGGGGTGGTAGCGGGTTCTATTCGCCTCGCTCTGGCAGTTATCAACTTGCCTTTTTAAAAACTTTAAAAACTCACGTTGGTATGGATTTAAAGATTCATCGCCCATTGCTTTACCCTTTTCTAGTTTCTTGCCACCTTACATGCTCTGCTAATTCTGCAACCAAATGTTTGAATTGATCAGGATCGATCTTCGCAATCCTCACCCCTTCTTCATAAATATGCAGCCCATCATCACTAACTGTCCAGTGATATTTCAAAAAATTCACGTTCATTATTTTCTCCTTTGTTTTTTAAAAAATAACCATTGGGATGGTGATCGCTGTTATTACAGTGAGAAATTCTGTGTCCTTCTTCTGGCCCATGTGTGTGTACTTTCATGCATAATGGACAATGAAAAGTTAGTTTGTTGTTAACTTTGTCGCATTCATAAGTTGGTATATTCATCTTTTTCTTCCTGTTTGGGATAAGGCAGCACTTTGTATTTGAGAGCCTTGATTAAATCTTTGCGCCTTTTTTTCTTGGCGTTAAAAAACACATACCTATGCTTGCGCGGTCTATCAGCGTAGTAAACATTTTCTTCACCATACTTGTCGCGGATTTGCTGCATGTTCATGCCATGTGCATAAGTTGTGTGATGCTGATGCTCCAATCCTTTAACCTTTGGATCTTTAAACTTCGAAGATAGGCCACAGTAAAAAAAGTTTGACGCCTGATAAATCGTGCCAACATGACCAGCTTCTATTTCTGCAAACGTCACAATGATTTCCTTATCAACCATTTTCAATGAACCACTAATCAAAAAACTTTCTGCATTTTTAGGAGAATCATCTTCAGTCCAAAGACGTGTAAGCTCATAAACATTGTCAGCAAATTCATCACCACAAACGCCACGCCGTAAAGTCGTGGATGCACTAACTCCATAAGTGACTATGCCAATCATTTTTTCACCATCGAACAACCCAAAAGCCACGCTGATTGGTGGAACCCTTCGCATGTAATGTCGGTCCACAATGAATGGCAAAGCAGATCGCCGTGTGATTGGTCGCACTGAAAGATTGTTCATTCTTTCCTCCCCCAATTATCTTTTGCTTCCATAATCTGCTTCGAAGCATCCTTTGCGCCCTTGCCAACGATTACATGATAGCCTTCGCTTTCAAGGTATTTAATCATCTCTCTTTGATCGGGGGAAAGTCGCCCACCACTTTCCCGCTTCATTTCCACCCAGACATCCCAAGCTGGGATAAACAAGTCAGGAACCCCAGCCACAACGCCTTCAGCCTTAAACTTCTTGCCTGCCCCAATCGATCTTTTGCCACCGTTGGGAATAGCAAAGATCAAAACCTTTGGGAACTTTGTGCGAAACCAATTAACAAACCCAACTTGCTCATCATGCTCAGAAGGGTATTTCCTCGAAACTGAAATCAACGTGGATGACGTTTTCCTTCTTCTCACGTTTCTCATAATCAAACCTCACAATTCTTTCGTATTTGCCTTCAGGCTTTATCTGAATGCGACTGGGCTTATTCCAGTCTTGGCATTCATCCATCGCCTCGCTTGTGGTCTTTGCCTCCGCACCAAGCTGGGATCTGCGCTGCATGTATTTTGTTGTGGCATAGCCACCGTGATCAGGACAGAGCCACTCAGAGACTTCTTTGAAAAATCCATAGTGATAGGTCACCCTAACGCTGTCAGCCTTTCCTGCCTTCTGCCAGCGCCTGTACGTCACGTTTTCTACATCAAACCATTCAGGCTGCTGCACCTGTGTTGAAATCATTGCGCCATCGTAACTCTTGCTCGCATGGTTCAATGTGGGTGGCGGGAACTCATGCCCACAATCAGGACAAATCAGCGAGGCAATAGCCAAATGCATCTGGCACTTCGGGCAAGTCTTTATCGGCGCTTCGCCATCCCCATCTCCCCGATTATCATGTTCTGGCTTCACCTTATCGATAAACCCATGCCGCTCGACGTTCTGGCCGTAATCCAAAACCAGACAGTTTTGCTTGCCCTCAGAAATCCGCGTACCGCGACCAATGATCTGGACATACAAACCTGTCGATGCCGTAGCTCGAACCAGCCCAATCAAATCAACATTTGGCGCATCGAACCCAGTGGTCAAAACATTCACGTTCACCAAGCAGCGCAGGCTACCGTTCTTAAATCTTTCGATCTTCGATGCGCGATCCTTCTGGCTGTCTTCACCAGTCAAAACTTCTGCATTAATCATGTGATCAAAAAACGCATCCTCCAGCATATTTGCATGTTCAATGCCACTGGCAAAGATTAACCAACTTTTACGGTCGGCTCCCAGCTCCACAATTTCTTCGACAGTATTTTTAACCAACACAGGATCAGACGCAGCAGTGGCCAAATCACTCTCGACAAACTCACCGCCTCGCTTCTTCACGTTGGTCAGATCGATCTGCTGCAAACCACCCCTACTGATAACTGGGGCCAAGTAACCCTGATCCATTAGCATGGTCACTGGAATGTCATAGGCAATGCCGTCAAAGATCGCGCCTTCACCTTTATGCAAATAACCTGAACTCAGTCGATATGGCGTGGCTGTCAGCCCAACAATCTTCACGTCTGGATTGCACTGTTTCAGGTCATCGATAAACCGACCATAGCGTGTGGTCGTTTTGGGCGGCAGCATGTGCGCCTCATCGATGATAACCAAGTCTGGAGCTGGAACCATTTCGTATGCACGTTTGTATATACTCTGGATGCCGCCAAACGTAATTGGCTTAGTCAGATCCTTCTGGTTTAAAGATGCGCTGTAGAGGCCAAAATCAGCGTCTGGGTACAGCTTCTTCAATCCCTCTGCCCCTTGCTCCAAAAGTTCCTTAACGTGCGTCAGGACCAGCACTCTAGTGTTGGGAAAGCTCATGGCGTCTTGGATCATCTTGGCAATGATCGCCGTCTTGCCAGATCCAGTCGGCGCAACGATCAGTGGGTTCTCCCCCTTCTTCTGCGCCCAGTAATTGTACAGCCCATCAATGGCATCTTTTTGATAATCACGAAGCTCAAACGTCATTGACAATCCTCCCCAGAAAATCATTGGCATCCTTAACTGCCTTGATTTCGATCTGTTCAGTGACTTCACTTTCAACTTGCGAAATTAAATACTCGACTAATCCACCTTCAATCTCAGCGTTAATAACTGGCCAGTGATTGGCCCGTTTTTTCTGAATAATGAAGTTGATCATAATGATGGCAATTTCTGTGTTGGTAATGTTACCCGGCATAACATCCAGCATAATCGCAACAACTTCGCCTAATTCTTCGCGGTTCATGTCTGCATCCTTCCTTCAAATATTTCACGACTGTTTTTATTATTGCGGAGAATCTCACCAGTATCCAAGTCTTCATATTCAACCCAGTCATCACCAGCGTCAGTCATTTCAAAATCTTTCGGCATGATCTGGGGAATGTACAAATGATCGTCACAAGTGACGGCAGGCTTGCCCAAAGCGCAGCTCCAAGTGCCATCCCTCTCTGGCGTCACATGGGCGCAAGTGCGGCAGCTCACTTCTGGAATCTTGCAGCCATGACAGACCGCCCAGTATGGACAAAACTTGCACTGCCAATTGCTAGGATCTTCATGCAATTTATCTGGAGGTAAATTCGAAAATACAATTTTCTCAGCCTTATCGATCAGACCCTGCGCCTCTTTCTTGTTCAGCTTGATCCGCTCGCCATACATTTCATCTGTGTTTTTATTCACAGCAAAAAAATAACATCGATCAATACCAGACAAATGCATACCAACTTGACACTGCGCCCAATAGATTGGTTTGGATTTCTCCACGCCCATGTTTTTAGTAACCTTGAAATTCTTATCGTTCATCGTTTTGAACTCAAGCGTGTGAGGCTTTCCGCTTTCAGCAAACCCTTCACCAACGCCATCCAAGCTCAATGCAAAATGTCCACCACAGCCTTCGAACCTGACTTGCTTGCCAGTATCAGGATCACGCTCCCAAACCTTAACGCCAACTGCTCTAAGGTTTGACACAATGCGATCTTCTTCACGATCACCAGTCTCGAACAAACGCAAAAGACGCCCCTCGAAAAGAGGCGTCCATGCATGTCGAAACTGATACCAAAGCGCACGGCTGCATTCATTGCCAATTTGACTACCGCCAAGATGAGGTCGATGCTCATTCTTGCGCTTGTCTTTGTAATGCTGGTAAATCGCCTCAATGGTTTTCGGGGTGGCGTAAGCAGTGAGATCCATTATTGGAAAACCCCCATCATGTTCAGCGCCACATTGATGGCAAAAGCTATCACGATATATTCAAACATTCCGCTCTCCTTCTGTTCGTGTAATGGGGCGACACGCGCCCCATCCCAGAAACTGAACTCAGCGTTTCCACGGTGGCGTTGCAGCCCCACCACCATTCGCAGCCACAGGAGCTGCCGCCACAGAAGCAGAAGCGCCTCCATCAGCATCGTAACCCTTCACGTCATTAGAAGCATCGTAGCCGTTTTCTGCTGGACGCACGGCCACTTTCACCATCAACGGAATGTCGATCAAATCTGAGCTGTTTTTAGGATCGACGTTAATGGCTTTGGCAATGCTCGCCAAAGAGCGCCGCGCAATATCAACCGCGACTGGGTTTTTGTTTTGAAGGTTTAAGCGATCAAATATTTTACGCCCTTGATACTTTCCGTCGATCACCTCAATGGTAAGCTGCAAGTATTTGCCATCCTGCCTTTTTGTCTCACGCTCTTCAGTGTCAGCAATAACGCATCTGTACCAATCGGCAGGAAGTGGTTCAAAAGTTCCCATTGGCTCGACTTCGTGAATATTATAGTTTGAAAGATCCATCTTGATTTCTCCTAGTTGGATATAAATTGTTGAAAAGGATTGCCGCCATCGAATGAAAACGGCAGCGGTTCAGTGATATTGAAGCGATTTTTGGTTACGCTTGATGCCTGTGGAAAGCACAGGATCTCACGCTCACCTGTAGAAATGGCGCGCTTCTTATCGCCATCGCCTCTGGTAAATGTCTTCAGTCGGATTAACCCAACCATATCGACATTATCTGTGTAATGAGGCAGCGACTTTTTATGCAGCCTCACGGTGTATCTGGCAAACGGGTCCATGTCTGGCAGATCCATTGTTTCAGTATCGGCGTGGCCAATGAAGACCACATTCATGCCTTGGTCATAAGCCAAAGCCCCAGCCCACTCGCGGATCTGGCGATGCTTTTCTGATGCCGTGCCATAGCCTGCGCCATAGCCGCCACCAGCTTGATTAATCGATTTGGCTTTTGGATCAGCCGCAACGATTTCGCTTTCAACCATTGTGGCCAACTGCGTAATGCTGTCAATCACAACTGTCTTAAACTCATGTTTTTCTGTGGCTAACGCCTCAATTGCATCCAAAACATCTTGGCTGCTTGTCGCCAATGGAAACAAGCTCACCTCTTCATTCCCCTGCAAGCTGGCCGTGCCATCTTCAGTTCGAATAAAAACTGGCTTGGGAAACATTGCAGCCAGTGTGGTCTTGCCCATGCCGCCCTCGCCAAACAACGTGGCGATGATTGGTCGCTGGCCCGTAGGCTTCGACAGCGATTTTAAATTTATAGCCATTAATATCTCTCCCCAAAAACTTTGCGGAATATTTCATCCAACATTTTGTCTAGTTCCTTTTCCATTTACTTCTCCTTTTTAAAATCTGGCCGTGCCTTTGGCCGTATTGTTGTTGATGCGCGATCTGTCTCAATACAGCTTGATTGGATGGCGCGGTAATTTTTATAGATCGCGGCGTGAATTTGATCCTGCGCCGCGATGCAAGTGTGGTAATCTTTAAAGGGAATGCGGAACTCTAAATATTCTCCGCTATCAAATTCCAACGAATAGGAAACCACCAGCATATACCAGAAGGTCATTAAAGCTGCTCGACTTTAACACCAATCTTGCCCTGCTTAGTCTCGAATGCTTTCGAAACTTTCGCCCACATGCGCGGCTCTTTATCAGCCAAGTAACGACAGCCAACAGAATCAGCAGACATCACCACCTTTATCGGGTGCATGTTTTCAGGAATTTTATCTTTGATTTTATCCCAAACAATCGGATCAACCTTGCGTGATACAGGCTGTGTCAGCGTGACTTTGTGTTGTTCCAGTTTGTGGGAAATTGAGCCTTCACCCTTGGCATCCAGTGCCTTTGTGATTTGCTCTTCTATCGCGTGGCGCTTTGCGATAATCTCTTTTTCTTGCGCCTTTACTTCCAGCCATTCGGAGGCCAATCCATCAACATTGCTCACTGCAATCTCCTTTGGTTTCTACTCTTCACTTCTTCTTCTCGAATCGATCTTTACAGAAACATTTAAAGACTGTAAAGATGTTTTTGCAAAATATATAAATTTGCACCAAAATGGAGAAAAAAATGACAAACCTTATACCAATCGATGACATACGAAAAACCTTACAAGATAGGCGATTAACCGTAGTTGCGGAACGCTGTGGACTATCTCACCCAACAGTCAAATCAATTGCCACAGGCAATGAGCAAATCAGCCTGACTACTTGGAAAAAGCTGTCCGAATACCTGAGTGATTCGCAATGAAGATAGAAGAATATTGCTCCAGATTAAGCTGGTATCTGGTCACCATACCAGCAGGCTCGAAGGGTCCAACAAAGTTTGGCTGGCAAAAGCCAGAGCAGGCATTGTCAGATCCAGATGCAGCGCGGGAATACTACGAGCTAAACCCCACCCATAATGTTGGGCTGTTGCACGGTGCGTCAGGAACGTGCGCCGTCGATATCGATAATGTCGAAAACACAAAGCTGATCTTCGAAGAGTTGGGCATTAACTTTTCGGATCTAATGAACTCAGCGCCACAAATTGTTGGCCGCGAAAATAGGGGCAAGCTGCTCTTTAAAGCGCCACCTGATTTAATCACCCATAAGATATCGTGGCCCGTCAAAGATGATCCGCGCAAGACCGAAGTGGTCTTTGAGCTGCGAGCTGGATCTGTGCAGGACGTTCTGCCGCCATCAATCCACCCAGATACTGGGCGCCCATATGAGTGGTCGGGGATGCCAATCTGGGATGGTCTTCCAGAGTTGCCACCGCAGCTCCTGACATTATGGCGTGAGTGGGATAAGTTTCGCCCACAGCTTCAGGACATCTGCCCTTGGAAAAAGAAGGCAGAGTTCCAGCCAACCAGAAAGCCAAGGCCAAAAGGTGACAGCACGTCAGTGATCGATACCTTTAATGAGGCGCATGATATGCACACACTTCTGGTGCAGTATGGATACAAGCCAACATCGCGCAACAGATATCTCTCGCCAAACTCTTCATCTGGATTGGCTGGCGTAAAGCTGTTCGATGATGGCCGCGCCTATAGCCACCATGCATCAGATCCCTTCGACAGCGCACACAGCTTTGATGCCTTTGAACTTTACTTGCAGTACGAACATCAGGGCAATGTCAGCAAGGCAGTTAAAGATGCAGCGCATCTTCTGAATGTGACACAAGATCCAGATTATGAATATGACAAGGAGGCCATCGAACATGGCGCAAAGATTGCCGACCAAATTTTATCCAAGCCCAAGAAAGCAAAACAGGGTTCGATGGAAAATGTTCCAGAAGATTTACTCTCTGTGCCGGGCATCTTGCAGGATGTTGTCAACTACTACACGGTCACGGCAATCAAACCACAGCCACAATTCGCAGTCCAAGCAGCCATAGCATATGGATCTGTGGTTATGGGCAGGCGCTGGGTAACAGATCAGCGCAACTTTTCCAGCCTATACTTCTTAAACATTGGCGAAACAGGATCGGGCAAAGAGCATACCAAAACTGTTCTTGAAGAGTTGCTGGAGGCGTCTGGTCTGGATGAACTAATTGGTCCAGCAGGATATACGTCTGCTGCTGGGGTTATCTCAACTCTGACAAAAAAGCCCACCCATGTTTCAGTGGTGGACGAACTTGGCCGTCAACTCAAGTCAGCAGCCGCCAAAGGAAACCAGCACAAGGCTGACGCCCTAACATCGATCATGGAATGCTTTGGCCGTCAGGATGGTACACTGCGCCAGCAAGGTTATGCCACCAACACCATGAAGGCATCCGAAGCTGAGAAGTTGGAAAAGGTCGTAAAGCGACCCAGTCTGACACTTGTCGGGATGTCCACACCATCAGAGTTTATGCAGGCAATTGGTGGCGGTGATGTTGCGTCTGGTCTTTTAAACCGATTCGTTATTGTGAAGTCAGAGATTGGAGTGCAGCTATCTCAGAAAAAGCGCAGATCAAATATCTCAGAGCGTTTGGCAACATGGTCGAAGGAACATGCACACGCACAGATCGGTGATCTGGATTTGGGTAACGCACATGACATGCCGCCACACCCAATCGACGTGCCGTTTACTGTCGAGGCTGAGACACTGCTCAGATCATACGAAGAGAAATTGGTGGACGCGATCAGGCGAGAGACTGGCACAGGATTGGAGGCCATGTACAATCGATCACGCGAAATCGCCATGCGCCTGTCTCTGATTATATCCAGATCAATGGGCCAAGATGAAATCGGGGCAGATGCAATGCAGTGGTCAATCGATTATGTCGATTACTATGCCAAGCAAACCATTGAGATGTTCCGCTCTAACATGGCCGAAGGTCCATTCGATTCTTGCTGCAAGGCAGTCTATGCCAAGATCGAAAAGTCTGGGCTGGGTGGCATTACCGAAAGCCAGATCTCACGCACAGTTTCGGCCTTTGCAAATATGGAGCCAAGACGCCGCAAAGAAGTCTTCGCGGCACTGCAAGAAGATCGCGGCATAGAATATCGCCAGACAAATGAGGGCCAAAAAGGTCGGGCCAGATTTGCTTACTTCGCACCACCACAACATTAAGGAGAGAGAAATGAAAACTAGAGAACAACAACTTGATGAAGAAGCCGCAAAATTTGACGATGAACATCCAGTAGTTCGAAAATTGTTTATTAGGTTTTCTTTGGAAAGAATTAATCGTGGATTTAAAAATTACTCAGCACAAGCGATTATGGAGCGCATCAGGTGGGAGACAGATGAGGCAGACGTTGATGGAAATTCTACTTTTAAAATTAACAACAATTATGTCGCTTGGTATGCTCGAAAGTTTATGGAAGCCTACTATGAACACGATGGTTTCTTCAGAACCAGACATCGTGTTAGCGGCGACAAAGGTGCTGTTAGCCTGCCAAAGTTAACCCCCAAAGACTTCCCATATATCAATCAACCCAGAGAGAGAATGTAATGAACAGAGCAGAAATTTTAGACACCGCCAAAGAATATGTCACGAAAGATCGGGCAGCTACTCATGGAGACATGGAAAACAATCTGACTGCCATCGCAAATCTTTGGTCAATTTATTTGGACACGCTGATAAGACCGCATGAAGTGGGGGCAATGATGGCGCTCCTAAAAATTGCCAGAGCCAAATCAAATCCAAAAAACAAAGACAATTGGATTGATGGGGCTGGCTATATGGCATGTGGTGGGGAGCTGTCTAAATGAAGTCATCAGTTATTATCGGGGGAAAGTCGCCCAAAAATAGCCGCAATGCCGCTGACTTCTATGCCACCCCACCCGAATGCACCATCGCGCTGCTCAATAGATTTGAGTGGCTGTTCAGAGGTCGGCGCATCTGGGAGCCAGCTTGCGGCGATGGGGCGATCTCAAAAGTCTTGGAGCTGCGAGGCTTCAGAGTGGTATCTTCGGATCTACATGATCGGGGATATGGCGAAAGCAACATGAACTTTCTGAACGCAGAATGCGCCTGTGATGCCATCATTACCAACCCGCCATTTAATCTGGCCGCTAACTTCATTGAGCGATGCGCCGAAAAGAAAGTGCCGTTTGCAATGCTTACCAAGGCCACATTTTGGCACGCTAAGAAACGGCAGCGACTGTTCAGGCAAACCAAACCAATGGCGATCATAGCTATGACGTGGAGGCCAGCCATGTCACCAGAGAGGGGCAAGAGCGCCACTATGGATTTCATCTGGACCGTATGGGGATCTATCCCAAATCACACAACAGAATACATTTTGGCAGGGAAAGACCAGTGACTAAAAATATCGAATTACAAAAGCTCCAAAGCAAGAACGCTGTGCAAAGAAATGAGATCGCACGGCTGACACAATTGGTTGAGAAACTGATGAAGCAAAGAGATGAACTAACCAAAGATTTAAAATGGATGAGGGGGGAGAAATGATTCGCAAGAATGGTTTTACATTCGGGCCAGAAGCAATGGCCCACAACATTGGGAAGTTTCCCAGAACAAGAGTTGGCTACAAGCCAGACACTATGACCAGAGTGAAGATGAAAGTCGGATCAGCCAAGAGACATATGTCCGACAGACCAGTCACTTTATCCAAGCCACCTTGGGAGAAATAGGGCGATGGCATTTATTGCAGTATTTATTGCAGCTCAAGGTGGAGCTGTTTTGCTTAACAATATCAAGGCGTTAACAATTAATGTATTTATTGCAATAATGCAGTCCAGTATTAGTACCTGTGGGTGGCCCCATGTCTCTCCCCCAGAGGGGGGAGGGAAGGTAGTAAGTAATAATGTAATAAATATATATAATATATATATATACTATAAGAATAAGGGGTTTGGGCTAGGTTATTTAATGCAGTCGGGGCCACTGCAATTAATATGCATTAAATGTAATTAATTTTATCTGTGACACTTGTAATCTGTTCCAGATGGCATATATGTTAGTTATAGAGAGAGAGGAAACAAAATGATCAAACTTAAAAAAGTATCAGCCACACAGTGGAACGGAAACGGTCTTGGAACATCAACTGCCGAATGGTGTGTCAAAGGCGCAGAAAATATTCTCGTATACAAACTTGGATTACGCTGGGTCGCAGCCGACATCGCTCACGGCATGAACCGCATCGTATGTCGCGCTTATTCTCGCGCTGACCTTTTGGAAATCATGGAAGCAAAGGAGATCGTGTAATGTCTATACGCAGAATGGAATACAAAAAGAATGGCTTCGACATCAGATGCCGCGTCGAGGGATCTGGAGAATACGCAGAGGGTCTTATCCTCTGGAAGCGTTACGGTGAAGATCATTACATCTTGATCGGCACAATCTATAAAACCACAACAGCGCCATGTGGCACAACACGCGATACCCCAACTTGGCATCACGTCAAAGGCGAAAGCCCAATTATGAAAACCAAAT